ATTGACGACCTCACCGATCAGTCAGCTCGGCACCTCGTGACCCTGCTTCTGCAGATGGATGCAAGCCGCCGCCTCGTGGAGGGTGCGGGTGAGATCATTGAGTCCATTGAGAACTTTGACCTCGAGCAGGCACAGGAGAAGATGCGGGTGCTCAGTCGTCCGGCGAAGCTCGAAGACCGGCGCACTGAAGGATACTATCTTGAGGACTACACAGAGCGTCTCGAGATCGTCGAGGAGAAGCGGGCCCAGCAGGAAGATTCTGATCAGGGCCCCGGATTCCCAACTGGTATTTACCAGTTTGATTCCAGCACCGGGGGCCTCATGCGTGGTGAGTTTGGCGTGTTGGCCGGAGTCCCCGGCATCGGTAAGACTGTTGGGCTTGTACATTTCGCCATCTCGTCGTGGTTGGCTGGGTACAACTGCCTGCTCGTCTCCGGTGAGATGGGCAAGGGAGACCTCGGCTTCCGCATAGACGCGCACCTCGCCGAGATCACCGCGAACAAGTTCCGTGTCGGGGCCCTCGATGAGACCGACTACTCGAGGTGGGACTCGACCATCGAGCGCTACAAGGCCGAGTTCGACAACTGGCTCTACATCGCGACCTTCTCGCGGGGCTTCACAACCGAGGACATTGAGAACACCATGCTCAAGGTCGCCGAGGACACCGGGAATCCGGTCGATGCGGTGTTCATCGACTACCTCAACATCATGAAGCCAACCACCGAGGTTCGGGGCAGCTCGCGGAACTGGGACAGTCAAGCCGACATCGTCTGGGACGTGAAGGGTCTCTATCAGTCACATAACATCGCCGGGTGGACGGCGAATCAGGTCACCGATGACGCCTACAAGCGAACAGAGTACGCACTGAAAGACCTCAAGTATGCCCGGGCCATCGGAGAAACCGCGCCAATTGTCGCGGCCATTATTCGAACCGAGGATAGTCTCTATCCTCTTTCACTCCAAATGTTGAAATTGAGGAATAGCCCTCTGCCGAAGAATCATTTCATCACACTAACCCCGAATCTGGATTACATGCAGCTTAACACTCGCTCGCAGCAGCGGGCCGCCGACGGGACGAAGAGTCTCGCGGCACTGAAGGGGTCGGTTGCGTGAAGCGGTTGAAGGTGTGGGAATCACTCGAGCAGCGTGGGCTTCCACTTCGCAAGTCAGGTGACCACTTTGCCCTTACGAACTGTCCATTTCCGGATCACGACGATGAGAATCCGTCGTTTTCGGTAGACCTGAATACCGGATACTGGCGGTGCTTCGGATGCCACCGGGAGGGTCAGTTTAAGGGGTTGATATCACTTCTTGATGGGGTTGAAGAGGACGTTGCGCTGCGTCGCGTTATTCAGCCGCAGCCGGTGTCAGAGTACAAGAAACGGCTGATTGACTTCCTCGACCGTGGGGAATCCGAGTCGATCAAGTATTACAGCACCCGGTCGTTCAAAGCGACATTCCCCTCGGTACACGGAACCGATGGGGAGACCTACCTGAAAGGACGTGGGATCGATGGAGAGAGTCTTGACCGTTTTCTTATCCGATGGGGGGGAAGCTCCGGAACCTTTCGCCGAAGAGTTGTCCTACCAATTCGAACGCATGATGGAAAGCTACTCAGTTTCGTTGGAAGGGCGTCAGATGGCGGCATTGAACCTAAAACTCGCAAGGCTCGGCCTGCTTCCGCTGCAGTATATGGGCTTTTTGAACTGATTCGGGAGCAGGGGTACAGTTCTGGGCACCGAATGCCGAAAATAGTATGTGTGGAGGGTGAGCTGGATGCCGTGTTTCTGCAACAGCACGGTGTACCGGCCGTATCGGTGATGGGTACGTCAAACATGAACCCGACCCAGATGCGGCTGATCCGGCACTTTGCGCACCGGGCCGTCCTGCTTTACGACGGGGACGAGGCCGGTCGCCGGGCGGTGAATGGTCACTACGATCGGAAGGGGAATTATGTACCCGGACATTATGCTCGGTTGAAGCGTTACGTGCCGACGCTGGTGTACGACCTTCCCGATGGTACTGATCCGAATGACATGACACCGGATCAAATCGATGAGCTGAAGGCATTCTTGGAGGTATGACTATGGCAGAGAGACAGAGCTACACAATGGATCAGATTTTCGTCGTACCCGACCCAGATGGTACCAGCATCAAGGTGGTGGCCGTCGAGGAGACCGGGGATGAAGAGAACCCGATGAAGATCGTCGAGGCGAAGGATGTGACGTCGGCCGTGGCGCTGAGTGTTATCGAGTACGTGCAGCCCGGCTACATGCGGCTGGTGGAGTCGAGGGGGAGGCACTACGTAATCTCCGTTGAGGAGTACGAGAACGTGGAGTACAAAGACCCCAAGCTCAAGACTCACGGGACGGGGAAGATCATCACCCCGCAGAACCTCAAGGAGGGTGGTTTTGGACAGTAACGGATACTTCAAGACGTTCGAGAACGTCCCGGTAGACCAGCTCGAGGAGCACCCACGGAATGCCCAGTACTACGGGCCGATGGACGAGACGATGTGGGAGATGTTCCTCGCCGATATCGCCGAGAACGGTATCACGACGCCGATCAAGTACAACACGCGAAACAACTACGTCATAGCCGGGAACCAGCGGCTGCAAGCGGCCAGAGAGCTTGAGTTCGAGACCATCCCCGCAATCGGGGTGCATCTCGAGACGACCGAAGAAGAGCTGATCGAGCTGATCCGCGACAACGACCTGCGGCGCAAGGACACCCTCGACAAGAAGATCGAGCGTATCTCCGCATTCCGTGAGTTGGTGTCGAAGCTCCGAAAAGAGCACCCCGAGCAGTGGAAAGGTACTCGCACCCAATCCCACGTGAAAAAGACCCTCGGGGTCAGCGACGACCTGTACCGGCTCTCGATGGCGATCCAGAACATGCCAGAGGAAGACCGGCAGAAGGTGCTCGAGTACGCCAAGGTTGAGTCTCGAACCGAGGCAGAGATCAAGGAAAAGGTCGAAGAACTTGAGGCGCGTATACATGAGCAGAAGCAGGAGAAGAAGTCGTTGAGAGAAGGCTATCACGCCCTCATTGCGAAGATCGAAGACCGGTACGGGGCGCGGTATAACTTCGATACCGGGGAACTCGAGTTCAGCTCCGAGGAAGAAAAGCCATCGAATGCCGCCGATCTTCAAGAGCAGATAGACGGGCTTCTGAAGCAAAAGCAGAAGGTCGAACAAGAGGCCCAGAAGGCACGCGAGGATCGCGATCTCGCCTTCGCCCAGCGCAGGCGTGCGTATAACACGCTCGGTGTGTTTCGGAAGCTGTACTCAAAGCTCGAGGTGATATCAAAGGAAATAGCTCCGGTGGAGTGGAACGAAGAGCTGCGTGCGGAGAACGAAACGATGACCCGGCAGTTTCTCGCCGAAATAGACCGGGTAGTCGAGCTGGTTCACGACAGGATGCTCCCGGGAGGAAGCCATGATTGATTTTGCAATTGGTCTCGGCCAAGGCGGGTCGAGGATCGCACAGACGTTCGTAGAGGATTTCGGCATTGACGGGGTTTACATGAACCTCGCCGGGATCGATTTCAGCCAGTTCGACGTGGCCAAGGATCGGATGCTGGTGCTCGAGTCCGGCGGTACCGGTCGCGACCCCAAGTACGGGGAGCAGGTGGTGAAAGAACGCTGGGCAGAGGTTGAGTCGTTTCTCACCCGAAACGTGAACTTCACCCGGGCACAGTACGTGGTCGTCTGCGTCGGGGGCGGTGGTGGTTCCGGGGTCGGGTATCTGTTTCCGGTGATCGACTATCTCATCCGGGCGAAATACGAGGTGCTGTTGGTATACACACTCCCGGAGCGCCGCGAGGGGGTACCGGCTGTACCGAACTCGATCAAAACTCTTGAGCGCATCCGTACGACTTATACCCTGCGTACCTCGAAGCGTCGCATATCGGTGCTCCCGGTGGACAATCAGTACTGCATTGACCGCTACGGTCGCACCGGTGACAGCTACTGGGGGCGGGTGAATCTGAGCATCTCCCGGGCCCTGAAGCGCTTCGAGATGATGTCTCGGCTCAATGAGTATCAGGAGTACGTAGACATGGCGGCGGGGTACAAGGCTATCGACGCCAACGACGTGCGGCGGGTGCTGTTCTCCCGGATGGGGTTCGTGGACGTGTGTGAGGTCACCCTCACTAAGCCTGATTCCGACGGGCTCGTTCGTGAGATCAAGAATGGCTCGCTCACCTTTGGGCGGCTGGACATCGGCACCACTCGAAGCGCAATCGTTTCCGTGGGGATGCCGAACGGGTGGCGTACTCAGCATCGCATACTCGATTTTGTCGAGGAGGCGTTTCAGGCGGTCGAGCGTGCCACCAAGCGTGCCCCGGACATTGCCCGATCGAGCTACTACAACAAGAAGCTGACCCGGTGCAAGATCAACATGCTTCTCTCCGGGGTCGGTAAGAGCAAAGAGTTCGACAAGCTCCACGAGATCGCCCGCAAGGGTCTCGATAAGATGGACGAGCGTGGCTACATTCAGGAGTTGCAAACTGATGATCTATAGGGGTTCAGTTTCGTGCCCCTTTGGCCGAAAGCAGTAGTAGGAGGATGATATTGAAGACGTTGAACAGTTCCGATCCGAAAACGATGGGCCCACCTGATGATACGATCCAGTTTGAGTACCACGATGAGTTCTACACCGAGCAGGTTGAAGACTTCCGGATGGAGGATATGAGCACGTCCGAGATCAAGGACGCGCTCAACGATCTTCCGTCGAAGTTCGCGTACTGGAAGGCCATGGAAAGCGTGGTCTCCCTCGAGATTCAAGACCTCGAGCGTGACTTCGATCTGTGGTACGCCGATGCGTATTTGAAGGTGGATGAGTCCGCCCCGTCGAAGTCCACCGAGGCGTGGAAGAAGAACACGCTGATCGTGGCTAATGAGAAGACCTTTCGAGCGAAGCAGGATGAGCTTCACCGTCTCCGAGCCGTGCATGGGAAGGTTCACGCTATAGTGAAGGCACTAGATATGCAGGCGTGGACGCTTCGATCAATTGCGGGGCTCACCCAGTCGGAGATGGCGAATCTCGAGCCCAAGGCGACAGGTCGTGGTAGCCTGTCGGATATGTAGCAGGAGGTGTGGAGTATGAAATCACTTCAGAGCAAGGATGACGTTCGCCAGTCCCAGACGGCGACAGAGTCCGGGGGGAAGTCGAACAGACTCCCGATTCCGGATCAGAAGACCCCGTGGTATCTGCTTAGTTTGGATTATGCCGATGGGTTCGTTCACTATGTGAAGACCGCCGATGATCGCACGATGCGCGCGGTCTGCGGAGGTGGCCCCGACGCTGGGGGACTCGCGACCGACGACTGTCCTGCTTGCGATACGGTTATGCGGGTCTACAAGGAAGGCAAGCGCCTTCGTGGGCTCGACGATTCCGATGCCAAGAAGCGTGGTGAGGAGCTGAAGAACATCGGCAACCGCAACCGTGGGAAGTACGAGGCGCACTTCCTCGCCATTCGTGGTGTGCGGCGCAAGTACCCCGGGAAGAAAGAGTGGGTCGCCGACTTCGAGCTTCCCGATGATGATGAGGAGAAGGAAGAGAACCCGGTAGCAGTCGGGGTGCTGTCTCTCACGCATAATCAGTTCAATCGGTTGGTTTCGACCATCGACGACGACAATTTTTCCTTCATTAAGGGTGGAGAAGACCTCGTAAATCGCATTCTGTGGTCGCACAAGGAGAAGAAGTCTGGCAATTTCAAAGAGGTGTTCTGGACTCCCGATCCGCATCAGTCGGATGCCCCGGAGGTTCCCTCCGAGATGCTCGATGAGTTGGACATAAGCGCCGACTTCGAGATCGATCTGGATCGTCTCGAGCAGGCCGCAGAGTTGGTGGCAGCGGAGGCCTTTGGTGAGGAGGATGATGAAGAGGAAGAGATCGACGCCGGTGTCGTCGAGCTGTCCGATGACGAGCTGGACGACGAAGACCCATCTGATGACGAGGATGTGGACCCAGCCGACGACTTCGAGGATGACATTCCCGGAGAAGACAATCTCTCCGACGTCGAGGACGATGAAGAGGAAGAGTCTGTTGCCAAGCCGAAGCCGAAGAAGCGGCCCGATTCGGTATCGAAATCGAAGAAGCGCAAGAGTGGGAGGTCGCGCCTGTGAAACTCGATGAGCTACAGGCGGCCGTCAACAAGGAACTGAACTCAGATCTGTTGACTTCTCTCAAACCCGGGGAGGCCGCAACGGTCTCCTCGGGTCTTTCTAGTGGGAGCCTGATGTTGAATCAGGCCCTCAGTGGTAACCCGCTCGTGGGCTACCAGTGGGGGCGAATTGCCGAGGTGTATGGCCCCGAATCCGGCGGGAAGACCACCCTCGCACTTCACGCGGTCTATGAGGCTCAGCGGCTGGAGGATGCAAGCGGTATCGAGGTTCCGGTGCTGTTTGTCGATGCCGAACACGCGGTTGATCCTACCTACGCCTATCAGATTGGTATCGATCTCGATCGGATGACGGTGGCCCAACCGGATACTGGAGAGCAGGGGCTCGATGCGGTGATCAAGGGTATTGAGAAGGGGTATAAGCTGGTGGTGGTTGACTCGGTTGCTGCCCTCAGCCCCAAAGCTGAGATTGAGGGGGATATGGGCGACCAGCACGTCGGTCTACAGGGTCGGATGATGGGTCAGGCTCTGCGTAAGGTCACCCCGCTGGCTAGCAGTCACAAGGCCGTCGTGATCTTCATCAATCAGATTCGCATGAAGGTAGGGGTAATGTTTGGCAACCCTGAGACTACCCCGGGTGGAAAGGCGCTGAAGTTCTTCGCCAGCTACCGGCTGGAAGTGCGTAGCCCTCGCGGCGGTGCCAAGAAGAAGAAATCGCTTTCGGTCTATGGCAAAGAGGAAGAATACGAGGCCTCTATTGGGGTCAACGTGAAGGTGGTCAAAAACAAGGCCTACGCTCCGTTCCGCACCGCGAGCTTTCGCATCAACTACGGGGAGGGGGTAGACCGGTTTCTCGACGCGGTGGAGTTCCTCAGATATGTCGGGGTGTTTGATGAGGGAAAGAAGCTGTACCTACCGAGTAAGGACAAGGAGTACACCGACAAGGGTCTTCTGAAGGTTATTGTAGATGATCCGGAGGTACAGGCAGACGTGGCGGCGAAGGTGAAGGAGTACGCATGATTGTAATTGCAGATCTACACATTGGGCGAAAGTCGGATACCATTATGATCGGTGCAACCCCGAGGCGGGACATCGATATTTCGGCGAGGTTGACCGAGGTTGTACGGGTGGCACAGGAGCATGGTGATTCGACGATAGTGGTGGCCGGGGACGTGTTCGACACCGTGCATCCACGGGTTGAGGCTATCGGGATATATGGGAAGTTTCTCGCAGATTGTGGTCGGGCCGGGATTGACGTGTATCACATTCCGGGGAACCATGACTGTGACGTCCGGCTTGCGAACCTTCAGATGTTTACCTCGTTGGCTATGGACAACGTTGTCGAGGTCTTCGATCCCGGTATTTATGAGATCGAGGGAACTCGTGTGGCGTTTTTCCCACACCTTCCTCGTCACGTTCTCGACCGGATTGAGGAGGAACACGGTTCCTATAGTCAATTCTTCGCCGAGCACGTGCAGTTCAATGAGGCAGACGTGGTCATTGGTCATGCGATGGTGAAGGGCGTTCAGTACGAGAACGACATTTTCTTCGAGGCCGCGAACGCGATGGTTTTCGACCTCGAGCAGGTTGCTCCGTTCGGTACGGCGATTCTCGGTCATATCCACGATCAAACGGAGATCACGGATCGAAAGGGTCGGGTGATCTACCCCGGAAGTCTCACGGTCAACAACTTCGGTGAGGTTGAAGATGAAAAAGGCTACATTCGGCTTGCCAAGGACGGGCCACAGTGGTTTCCCTATGAATCAAGTATCACTCCGTACCAGCTCGTGGAGATCGACCTCGTATCGAAGGATCACGTCAACCTCGATCCGGAGACGATCCGGCCGCTGGCAGAAGACTCGATCATCAAAATCGTCGTACGCGCCCGCAGTCGTGCGCAGGTCGATGAGCTTGCTATAAAGCGTGCGTTCAATCAGTTCGGGTACGTATCTCGGTTTGAGGTGGATATTCAGCGCGAGGAGGAATCCCGACGCCGGGCCGATGAGGATACCCGTGAGGCCATTAAGACGAATCTCAATCCGGATGAGGTCTTCGACCAGTACATGGATGAGCAGAAGGCAGGACGCCGGGTGAAGGAGCTGGCCCGTCAGATCGGGCACGAGGTAATAGCGGAGGTGCGAGATGCTTAGGCGGTTTAAGCTGACGGACTTTCTGTCCTATGCAAGTGTGGATGTAGAGCTGGGAGGCGGTGATCATACTGTGGCGGTGGTCGGTGATAACGGAAAGGGAAAGTCGGCGCTGCTTGAGGCCCTCCCCTATACCCTATTTGGTATGGGTCGTGGGTACAGCTACGAGCTGTCTCGGGACACCGGTGACGGGAGTCACGAGGTGAGCGTCACCATTGCCAACGTCCCGCATTCCGGTGATCTAACGGTGGTTACCCGTGGTCTCACGGCTTCGGGGAAGGGGCACTCGCAGGTTACCGTAAATGGTGAGGTCGAGGCGAGTGGTCAGGGCACCGCAGAGCGCATAGAGCAGCTCTTCGGTATGGATGGGAAGACGTTCATGCTGACCGCCTTCTTCGGTATGGACTCAGATAACATTCTCGCAGCCGTACCATCGAAGCGTCTCGAGATGCTCCAGTCGATTGCCCGTACCCATACCTTCGCGAAGATGTACCAGAAGACCCAAGACCGAAAGAAGCGTGTGGGAAAGAAGCTCGAGTCGTCCCGGGGTGCGGTAACGGCGCTAAAAGAGGGCGACCTCGATTCCGATCAGCACAAGGAACAGATCACCCGGCTTCGGGCTATGGAGAAAGAGTACGCCGATCAGGTAGATCGGCTCCGATCCGAGCGAAACGATCTTTCGGCACAGGACGAGGCGTATCGAGCCCTGTTGAACAATCGAGCCGATGCGCAGGCGAATGCGCGGGCCGCACGCAAACAGCGTCAGGAGATCGAGGGGGCGGTTGACCAGCGTGAGGGTGAGCTTTCTCGTCTGAGTGAGCGCTCGGAAACGCTCCGTCAGGCACGTGAGGAGATCAAAGATGAGTTGAAGGCAGACCTCCGCGAGACGCTGCAGGCGCAGGCTGCAGATATGGAGAAGACCATTGCCCGTGATCGCACCATGTCTGAGCTGCTGTCGGTTGCCACCCAGTCGGGTGAGGTGACCGAGTGTCCGCTTTGTCACTCGGAGCTTGGTGAGGGTATCGTCGAGCAGTGGAAGAACCAGTTGAAGGAAATCGACGCCGAGATCGAGGAGCTGCGGGACAAGCTGGATTACAAGACAGGTCAGATCGAAGAGATCGACGAGATGAGAGACGCGCTCGACCGGTATACGCGGCAGCTCGAGGATATTCACAGCTCGTACCATGACGGCGAGGAAGACCTGAAGCGATTGAAGCATCAGCTCAAGCAAGCTGACGCCGAGGTTAGCCGGTGGGACTATGAGTACGTGCGCGTATCGGATCGTATCGATCGTGAGTTCTCCGGGGTAGCCGAGAAGATCGAGAAGCTGAATGAGGAGATCGAAGAGGCGCAGGGAAACCTTGGCGGGGTCACATCTGCTATCAAAGCCGAGAAGAAGGCTATCGAGCAGGTGAAAGAGAACCGCTCTCGGCTGAAAGAGGCAGAGGCTACCGTGAAGGACGCCGAGCGTGAGCTGGAGGCCATCGAGATTGTGTCCGGGGCATTCAGCCGGTATGGCATCCCGAAGCAGCTTCTCGAAGATCTCCGCGTGGAGATCGAGCGCAGGGCCACCGAGGTGTTCTCCGAGTTTGACTCCGGTACAATCACCATTGAAGACGTGGAGCAGTCCGGGAAGCCGGGTGTGGAGTTCTATCTCTACCATGAGTCCGGAAAGCACCGCTACAAGATGCTTTCGCAGGGCCAGCAGGCGATGTTCTACTTCGCAGTCCGTGAGGCCATCGCCCAGATCGTTTCCGAGAGCCGGGGGGTGAATGTACCATTTCTGGTACTCGATGAGATCACCGCGAATCTCAGCCCTCATAACCGGGACAACCTCATCCGGACGGTCAAGCACATCCTGCAGCGGCGGTATGAGCAGGTGTTCATGGTATCTCACGCATCGGTGCGCGAGATATTCGACCGAAACATCGAGGTAGACATGGTCTCCGGTGCATCGGTTGCGGAGGTGACGTGAGCTGGACGTTCGCCGCAAACGATGCGGAGTGGTCGCGGCTGGTGCGTGAGAAGTATCGGGGGGTGTGCGCGTGGCCCGGGTGTACGACGCCGGACTACAACACCTCCCCGCACCATGTGATTCGGCGGGGGGAGAAAGCAACGCGGTTGATAGTCGAGAATGGAGTGTTACTATGTCAGAGACACCATACGCACGTAGAGGGAGTGGGAAAATCGACGGGGGAATATCGGTTCGCAATGGAGCTGTTACTGGGGAGGCGCGTGTTGGAGAGGCTCCTAACGTATTTGGTGGAACAGGACGGGGCGTCGACCATTTCACGGCACCCGCGTTTCGGGAACACCAGCGGGAGGCAATCGAAGAAATCGACGCCGCCTTCCAGCAGGGATATCGGTTTGTCTTTCTGAATGCTCCGACCGGGTCGGGGAAGTCCATCATCGGTCGGGCTATCGCCTTCGAGGCGGGGGATACGCACATTCTGACCGGGCAGAAGATTCTTCAAGATCAGTACGCTCGAGAGTTTGACGATATGTTCATCATGAAGGGTCGGGGTGAGTACAAGAGTAAGTGGGAGGTCGACCCCGATACCGGTGAGCCGTTGAACACGACTTGTGCGAACTGTCCGTGCCAGCGAAAGCGGGCCCACAAGATCGCTTCGTGCCCGTATGGGGAGGCGAAGAAGGCAGCACAGAAGGCTCCGGTGACGGTGCACAACTTCGATTCGTTCTACTATCAGGGCTATCTCTCACACTCTTTCTCCCCCCGGCAACTCATGATCATAGACGAGGCGCACAATCTTGAGGAGAAGTACCTCAACTTTATGGAGTTCACTCTCTCGAGTTACGGCCGTCCAGAACTTGTGATTCCAGAGTACTCCGACATCGATGATTACGATCGGCTGGTGCGAAGTGAACTTGAGTACGTGCGGCGGCAGATAAAGACCCTCGATGCGGTACGGGGTGGAGATCAGTTCGGACTCGAGCCCGATCAGGTGCGGGAGCTTGAGGATCTGACCCGACTTGAGCATCGGCTTGGTCGGTATGTCCTAAATCGGGATCGGGGAGGTTCGGTAGAGTATGTCTTCGAGTACGAGGATAAGGGGGCTTATCAGCGGGTGACGTTTCGTCCGGTGTTCGTCGGGTCGTTTGTTCGTGAGTCTCTGTTTCCTATGGCGCAGCGATTCCTCATGATGTCGGCAACGCTTCTGGACAAAGATCTGTTTGCCCGGTCTATCGGGGCCTCCCCAGATGAGGTCTACTTCATTGATCTCCCCTCGACGTTCCCGGCGAAGAACCGACCCATTGTGTTTCGGCCGGTGGGGTCGATGAAATACTCAGAGCGTGAGAATACCCTCCCGCTGTTGGCGACCGAGGTGCAGGCAATTCTCGATCGGTATCCAGATCGGAAGGGGATCATTCAGACCCACAATGAAAAGACGGCTAAATACCTGCGCTCAGTATTGAAAGATGAGCGCCTAACTTTTAATAAGGACTTCTCGAGCCCGCAGGAGATGCTCGAGGTACACCGGAAGAAGCCCGGTAGCTTCATTGTTGCATCCGGGCTGCGCGAGGGTCTCGATCTATCGGGCGATTTGAGTAAGGTGCAGGTGTTCTGCAAGGTTCCGTATCCAAGCCTCGGTGACAAGCGCGTGAAGCGAAAGATGGACATCGACAAGAGCTGGTATGGTTACATGACCACGCTGATGTTCGTGCAGGCGCTGGGTAGGTCGGTGCGCAGTAAGAGCGAGAAAGCCATCACTTATCTGCTGGACTCCGATTTCAAGAGGTTCTACGGGATGAACAAGCGATTTATTCCGAAGTATATCCGCGAGGCGATTGTGTGGAGGTAGTATGGGACGAAGGAAGAAGCGGCCGTGTCGGAACTGTTCGGAGATGGCCAATCGGATTGCTGAGGTCATCCTTGAGCGATTTCGGCTTCGGTTTGCCGATGAAAAGCGTAATTACTGGGGTGGGACTTCGTTGATCCCGCAGATAGTAGCGGAGCTTATCGATCAAGTGTTGGAGGAGGAATATGAGCGAACTGAGAAAGAATCTGGGGGAAGTAAAGCGGGAAATGAGGGAGCGAAATAAGCTACTCCGTCGAATTGAGCGGTGCATTGATGAGGCTGTGCTCAATGATTGGGAGGAAGATTTTCTTGATAGCATTTATGATCAGGTGGACTCCGGCGCGTATGCAGAGGGTGGCGGGGTGTTGTCTGAGGCTCAGTTGGCCAAATTGGCCGAGATTGAAGATATTGTAGAGGGGGGTCGTAATGATGGATGAGAATAGCCTACGGTTTACGGGTGGAGAGGCTGATTCGGGAAGTTTTCGGATTAGTTCTGAGGCTGATGGGCCACTGAATCTTCGGACGGCTTCTATGGATTCTGAAGTTGATGGGCAGGAATTGCTGTCTTGGATGGTTGACGGGTTCAGAGATTTTCTAGTAGAAAAAAATAGGAGGTACGAGAACTCGGCGGGCAATCCACTTGGTATTTTCACCCGATTTATGCGAGAGGGGGATAGTTTGGCCCGGCAGACCATTCTGGTACGCCTCGATGACAAGATGAAGCGGATCATCAAGGCGGGGGCCGACGGAGAAGAGTTGAGAAAGAATGACGTGGCCGATTTGGTTGGGTATTTGTTCCTGCTTATGCGGGAGGAGGATTGGCACTCGTTCGAGGACTTGTTGGACTGATGGCTGACAAAGCGTGGAAGGCGGCAGAGCGGAGTATAGCAAAGTCCTTTGGGGCTCTTCGTAATTCCCTCAGTGGTGGCAACTCCAAACTTACCAAGTCTGATACAACACACCCACGATTGTTCATCGAGGTGAAGTGGCGGGTAAAGCATACCGCTGTAACGCTTTGGGACAAGACGAAGGTATTGGCCTCTGGGGAGGGGAAGCGCCCAGTGGTAGCCTTGCGAGAGAAAGGGCGTCCGGGATTCTGGGTACTGGTGCATATTAACGACCTACGAGCTGTTGCTGACGAACTGGTAGAGGAGGTTCCGGATGCCGAGTCTCAGTAATCATTCCCCCTACAGTCTAATTCTCGTAGATTCAATGAACATGGCCGGTCGCATGGATTGGATCGACCTGTCTTTCGATGGTCACCAAACCGGCATGCTGTATGGGTTCGCGAAGTTCGTGCTGGAAACCAAGATAAAGTGGCCCGGGGCGCGGATCATCTTTCTGTGGGAGGGGTCAAATCAGTGGCGTCGGCGAAAGTACCCATTCTACAAGGCCAATCGAGTTAAGCGAAATCGTGGAAACGCCCCCGGTGAGTTCTTCTCGCGGATCAACGCGGTGCGAAAGTTCCTCACTCACCTGCCGGTGGATCAGGCTACAGCCGATGGGTTCGAGGCAGACGACCTTGCTGGGTGGTTTGTGCATAGCGATCCCGGGCGCATCTTGTTGGTCTCGAAGGATCAAGACTGGTGGCAATTCGTGATTCGCGATAACGTCGAGGTTCAGTATGCGAATCAGCTCAAGACCCGGAAGGACATCATCTCCGCTCTCGGTTATGCTCCTGAGATTATGGGGGTGTACAAGGCGATCAAGGGGGACGTCAGTGATAATATTCCCGGCGTGGAGCGGTTTCCGTCGAAGCTGGCTCGGATGATTGCCGTGCATACGACCCAAAACGGTGGCGGCCCACAAGGGGTGGTAGATGCCGCTGTCGCGTACTGTGAGGAGACCGGGAATCACAACTGGGCTCGGAAGCTCGAGAAGTCACTGGATGTGGTTACGGTGAATATGGAGCTGACGATCTGTGATCCGACCCATATTGACCCAGCTAATATAGAGTGGGTAGAGGGCCGCCCCGATGAGACGGCGGCTATCAATGTCCTGCTTCGAAATGGGATGGAGAATCTGGCCGGTCGGTATCAAGAGGAGTGGAACCTTGTCGGACGAAAATGATGGTGTGATTGATCCTATCCCGCCCGACGACATTCTCGAATACTATACCGGGTCGTCTGAGCTGTTGAAACGGTCGGTGTCGTATCTGCTTCAATCATCTGGTGAGGCGGTTGTGGTTCTCGCCCCCGGTGAACACATCGAGCAGACAATGGCCGCGATCAGTGGTAGTCCGTCAGAGTTGGGGCAATTGTTTACCATCGGGTTTGACATGTTGGCCTATAATTTCGGCATTCATTGGCCGAAAGAGTTTATAGCGTCCTACGTGTCAACGATGCCAGAGTCGACGCAGCGGGCGGTGCTCAAGCGTATCAGGGAGGTGACCGGTGTCGAAGACTGATCTATCGGAGCTACAGATATGCCAAGATTCCTTTCACCCGCTCATGGAGGGGGACGGCCCGGATCGCCCTGAGATCATGATTGTGGGGGAGGCTCCGGGTTCCGAAGAAGATCGAATTGGGCGGCCCTTTGTTGGCCGCTCCGGTATCTTCCTGAAGAAAGACCTACTCCGTCCAGCCGGTATCGACATCACCACCGTTCGGTTTACGAATGCCGTCCGGTGCCACCCTCCGAATAATCGTACCCCGACAATCGGGGAGATAGAGAAGTTCTACCCTCTGCTCGATGCCGAGGTTCGCGCCACCCGCCCCAAGGTTGTAGTGGTGACCGGGTCGGCGGCCCTTGCTTCGGTGTTTCGGTTTATCTATAAGGGGTCTGAGGCCCGCGAGGCGAAGGTGTCGGGGATTCTCAAGTGGCGCGGCAAGCAGATATGGCACCGTGAGTGGGGTTGTTGGGTCGTGCCCACACCGCATCCCCGGTACACGATGACGAAGTTTCGCAGGGAGGATAGTGAGTATCACTACCTACAGGGGATTGCCGACTTCGAGTTGGCGAACAAGCTCGCAAAGCAGAAGCGCCCCCGGATGCAGAAGGTGGAGTCACGGTGGATTACGACGGTCTCCGAGCTGCGCTCCATGCTCGATGAGATGGAGGCATCCGAGCGCTTTGCCTTCGATATTGAGACCGGTGGTACTGGGAAGCCTGATAGTAAGTGGATCATCGGTGCGTCGTTCGCGACCAATTCCCGCGTTGGCTACTACGCCACGTGGGAATTGGTCGAGAGTGATCCGCGTTCCTATGAACGTGTTCTGGAGTTGGTGGCATCGAGCCGTGAGAAGATCATGCACAATGGGGCGTATGAGATCGCCATCTTCCGGGCGTTGGGACTTCCCATCAACACCAAATACTTCGATACGATGATAGCCGCGAACATGGTGGATGAGAACTTCTACGTAGGGCTCAAACCCCTGACGTGGGTGCACACGACGTTCGGGGGCTATGAGCTTCCGCTTGATCAGTACAAGTACGAGCACAAGGTCGAGGAGGACTACTCCCTGATTCCGGATGAGGTACTCGCCCCCTATGGTGGGTACGATGCGGTAGCTACCTATCGGTTGTGGGAGGTGTTCAGCGAGCGGCTGGAGAAGATGGGGAGTATGAGCGCCTTCGCCAAGATCATCATGCCCGTGCGACGGACGATGTCAGACGCCGAGTACACCGGTATCTACTTGGATCGGGAGTGGGCCGAGGAGTTATCCGATGCCTGTGCCCGGGCGAAGACTCAGCTCGAGGAACAGGTGTACGAGGCCGCCGGGCGCAAGTTCAACATCAACTCGACCAAGCAGCTCGCGACGGTTCTCTATGACGAGATCGGGCTCAAGCCGTTGAAGGAAACCGACACCGGGAACTGGAGCACGGACGCGGAGTCCCTCGAGTACCTCGCCTCACAGAAGGGCGGTGATGTCGCCCGTATACTGGTAGACCGGTCGTATCTGAAGACCATGCATTCATCGCACGTAGAGCAGGCTCTACGGTTCGTGCAGGATGACTCCCGTGTGCATACCTCCTACAACCTCACCGGTACGGTCACCGGGAGAGCATCGTGCAGTCGTCCGGGTATTCACAACGTTCCGAATGATGCCCTGATCCGAGGCATCTACAGCGCGAGCCCGGGGAACCTGTTTGCGGACTCAGACCTAAAGAGTGCTGAGCTGGCCTATCTGGCCGCTGAATCCGGGGAAGAGGTGTTCCTCCGTGCCTTCAATGAGGGTCGAGACCTCCACAGTGATACCTATCGGATGGTGTTCGATCTGCCCGATGATTATGAGCCGACCAAAGAGCAGCGACGGTTCGCGAAGACTATCAACTTCGGGTTGGTGTACGGGATGTCTCAGTACGGGCTCGCCCGTCGTCTGGGGATCACCCTCGAGGAGGCCGAGGATTTCCTCGAGAAGTACTTTGATCGGCTGCCGAAGGTAACTGAGTACATGCTCCGTAAGCGTCAGGAGGCATCCGACAACGGGTATGTTACCTCCCTGTTCGGCGGGTACCGGCATCTTCCATTGGCCCAGTCTGATCTGGACTACGAGCAGCAGCGAGCGTTCCGACAGGCGATGAATGCTCCCATACAGCAGGGCGCGGCATTCTACACCTACCTCGGGCTCGCCCGGCTTCGGAGAAACATTCGTAAGATGGGTCTCGAGGCGAAGATCGTCCACACCGTCCACGACTGCGCACTTGTTGACTTCCCGTCTCATGAGCAGGAGTCGGTCGAGGAGGCGATCAGGGTATCGTTTGAGCAACGGCTGAGTATCCTCCCGGTGCAGATGCGGGTGGAGACCGAGATCACGAAACGATGGGGGGAGCACAACGATTCCCGCCTTCGGGGCATTCTTGAGAGTGCCGGAATAGAACTTTCATGGTTACAACAGGAGGTAGCCGTATGAGCGTGTACTACGCACACAGAATCGAGGGCCACGTACTGTCGGACTCCCCGGAGGGGGTCGAGTATGATGGCAACGCGTTCGCCTTGCGACTGCGAGATATCCGGATGTACAACGGGGCGGCCCGGGTGTACTTCGATGAGTCCGGGGATCAGGTGGTGAGGGGCACTCAGTTCGCCCCCATTGCCGATATGGACAGGCGTCCGTTCAACATTCGCCGCCCGTGGGAGACCTACCAGATCACGACGAATCTGGCCTTCGACAAGCCGGTGCCGAACGGGTACAAGATCGAGATCGAGCCCTATGAGGCGGTCGGGGACATTGGGTTCATGTTTCTCACCCGAAGTCTTCCAGCCGGGTTCACCGGGCCGGTGCAGATAGTCGTGGTGGCAACGCGTCGGGCCATGCTCGATGAGGGAATCATATTCGCGCGTGCCAGTCTGGTAGCAGATTGGGAACAGCCCCCGGCGTTACACGAGAAAGAAGAGGTGAAAGAGCAGGTCAAGGTGAAGAGTAAGGCGAAGACCACCAACCCGAAGAAGAAAGCCACTTCTGAGCCAAATGAGGTTGAAACCCCGCCCGAGCAGGAGGCATCGGATGCGGATAGCACATCTGAGTAGTCCGGGGACGGTTGAAGCCCTCGGGCGCATGTCAACGATGGTCGCGGTACACCCGGAGGTGTGGAAGCACCATCCGGAGTACCGCCGAAAGATCCGCGTCATGTCACAGGGTGGGAACTACACCTACATGCTCGCACAGGCTCACTCTCCGGATGGGTGGGCCGAGGTTGTCGATCCGTACGGAATCGATGAGGTAGCCATCCCGTACCGGGCAGATGACGACTACGATGACTTTCTCAATTTGATAGATGAGCTACCAACTGAAGTTGGTGTGTCGGTGTTACTTATCGCGGGGGACTTTGATGACCTACGGTCGATGTATCTGAGTATACCGGATATTGAGGCTCAAGTGCATATTGCCTCGGTTGCGATACCGGTTGCTCCGTTGGGTACGCTCGAGGATCGGGATGTTGATTTCGGGTTCGCCAGAGCTGAGATGATACGGGGGCTGGTGGATAGCGGGGACTTTCTTCCTCATCTTCAGCACCATCTCTACGGGATGTTGAATCCGGTAGAGGCCGTCATCTATCAGCGGGAGTTCGGCGGGTTCATTCGTTCTGCGATTCGAAGCGCGTCCTCGGCGTCGTTGTTTCTGTCGGCTCTGTACGGCATGCAGATGTCCGAGCAGACCGGGTTCTACTACCTACCTCCGGAGCGTCGGGTCGAGTACATTGGGACGGATGTTCCCCGGGAGCTTACCCTTGCCGACGGGTTCAGCTCCGATCAAAGTCGGGTATTGAGGATCAACGGTCAGATCATATCCGGATTCCTGTCGGGGACGGGGGGAGACATGGTGCTCGAGGAGTATCGAATGATAAAGGAGATAGGGGTATGAAGAAGCGATACTGCAAAGATTGTGCGTTTCTGTTACTGTTTAAGGCTGGGGGCAACATTCATCCGGTGTGTATGGCGACGGCCAGATTTGAGAACGGCCCGCTGCGTCCGGATATGGATGTGAGTGGGGTTGTTTCTGCAATTGATCGTAATCGAGACAACGATTGTGAGTATCATTCGCGGTTCGCGAATCGGGAATCGCGCCGTATCAAGCATTGGATCATAAAGAGGTTGAGCCACGATGGCAGAGCAAAACGACTCGAAGACTTCCCACGAGAATCAGAACTCGACAGTATCCGAGAACTCCGACGGAGCGAGTCCGAAGAGGCAACAGACGAAGACGTCGACCTCTTCGTCGGGGAAATCGAATTCGAGGAAGACGAAGAAAACGACGAACCGTAATTACTTCGCCCTCAGCGGTGAGCTGGATATCGGTCGGGTAGAGGCAAAGGTGTCGAATACTCAGAACATGCCTTTTGAGTCGAGCGCTCTTGTGGTCGATAAGAAGGGCCGGGCGTTTGGGCAGGCTTCGCTACAGGTGCGCTGGGAAAATGGGGGAGAGGAGATAGTCGTGCTCAGTGCGAAACAGGTTGAGCTGTTACTCAAGATCATCAAGGTGGTGCCACTATGACCGATGAGAAGCTATTTGAGCACCTAGAGCGTGAGGTAGTTGATTATATAGAGCAGACCGAGGTCGAGGAGTACAATATCGATGTGAGTGATGGGGAGATCGGTGTGCGGAATCTGCCAATTGAGGTGGTTGGGGAGCGACGCCAGACACTCGACGAGATCGATTTTGTCAAACGATTAGGGCCGAAGCAGTACGAGTTCGCACTTGATTACGCTTTTAGCGGGGCCAAGACGATTACTCAACTTGCCAAGGATCATGAGATATCCTTCCCTACTGCTTATAAGTGGCTGCGAAAGCCGGAAGTGCAAGGGTTGGTTGCTTATGTTCGATCTGAGCACCGGGCGATGGCGCTTGCTCAATGGTTGCGATTAGAGCGGAAGGCGTTTCGGGCTATGGAGCGTGTGTTGGATAAGAAGATCAGCACTGGGAACATCGATGCAATTGGCCGTCATTCGTGGAACATCATCAAGGAAGGGCTCTACCTCCGTGGCGCATCTACGAACGACGGTGATCCCGATAATGTCCGCTCCGGTGTTAGCGTAAATGTGAACGTAGCCGGTAATGGTCGCTCTATGTATCGACCGAAGGGGGATAGTGATAAGCCTGATCTGACCGTGGACGACATCCACGAGGTAGAGCGCGAGATACATGAACTCGAGGAGCTGAATCAGGTGCTTGAGGTTGACTATGAAGAGGCCGAATCCGGAGATGAGTGAGGATAAGCTGTGGTGGGCTGGTCAGCAGAAGCTGTATCGGCTCAAGCGGAAGCAGCTCAGTTTGTACCAGCAGCGGATCGCGGCCCGGGTTCCGAAGGACTCGGCGATGGATTTCGCCCTCCATCATCACGTGAATACTCGTGGCGACCGGATGAACTTCAAAGATGCCTCCTATCTTGCCAAGTTGTACGTGGAGATCGAGAAGAGCCAACAATTGGTGGTGGAGAAGAGTGTTCAGACCGGGTTGTCTGAACTCTTCATCATTAAGAGCCACATCGAGGCCGGGGTTCATGGGATGACGGTCATGTACATCCTCCCCAAGTACGAGCTGCGAAACCGGTTCGTGAACAACCGTATCTACAAGCTCCATCGGAGAGTTCCCCGCTATGCCCAAATGGTCGAGGAGGCAGAGTCTAATGTGCATCGTACCTCGCTGATGCATTTTGGGCGCGGCACTCTTGTCTATGTTGGGTCAAACGTAGAGGACGAGTTTATCGAGATACCGGTGGACTCGGTTTACATAGATGAGAAAGACCGGTGCAATGGGGCGAATCTGCTCATGGCCCCAGATCGGCTGACGGCGAGTCCGTATAAGTACCAGCGTGAGATCAGTAATCCCACTGTACAAGGCTACGGAATCGATGAGCGCTATGAGGAGAGCACCAAGGGTCTGTGGATGATCAAAGACCCACATAACGGCAAGTGGTTCCACCCGGATTTCTTCGAGCATGTCGTCGAACAGGTTGGATACAATGAGTATCGGGTACGTAGTAATCCCGAGTGGCAGCCGGGTGATCCCGTTGAGTTAATTGGGCCGTCGGGGAAGCCGGTAGATCGTCTTGTGACCGGTGACTGGGTGCACGAGCACCCGAACCGGGAGTGGCGCGGGTTCCGGATTAGTCAGGTCTTCTCCAAGTTCGTCCCGCTGTCGAAGCAGGTGGATACGTGGTTCAAGGCCGTTGGAAATGAGCGAAAGATGCAGCTCTTCTATAATTCGAATCTTGGGCTGCCATATTCTGCGGTTGGAGCCAAGATTCAGGAGTATGAGCTGGACGCGTGTCGCTTGGACTATGAGTTCCCGGCCAAGTCGACCCGGCCTACGAATCCCCGGTTCATCGGGGTGGACGTCGGCGAGATGCTGCATGTAGTGGTACGCGAGCGCATCAAGCACGAGGGGGTGGTGGTGCTGCGGATGCTCGAAGCTGCCGAAGTTCCCGGATTCCAACAGCTCGCGCAGCTCATTCGCTATTGGGAGCCTCGGATCGTGGTGATAGACGCGATGCCGGAAATACACAAGGTCATGGATCTGAAGGGTGAGTTTGATTCTGTCTATTCGAGTCGGTTCCAGAAGAATCAGCTCAAGATGCAAGTAGACAAGAAGGGGCGCATCATCACGATGGATCGAACCACCGCCCTTGATTATGTGCAACAGTACGTCGGAGAGCGTCGGCTTACGATTCCCATGCAGGGCCGGGAGCTGGTGCGGGGTACCTACTATCGACACATGACATCTCCGACCCGGGTGTTACAGGTGGATGAGAATAATCCGGAGAAGTCTGCGTATGAGTGGGTGCATACGATGCCGGATCACTTTTTTCTCGCGGAGGCGTATTGCTTGCAGGCGAATATGATGCTGCCTGATTATGAGGGGGTGTTTGAGTTCTTCGATTCGGAGGCACAGGCGTCTCATGAGATTAGCGCCCGGCGGGTGATTCCGGATCCATCGCGTCCGGTCGAAGAGCGAGAGGAGGTGTTTGATCAATCGCAGGTATCGCAGGAGCAGTTTCTCAGTGGGTTACAGGATCGCGCCTTGAAAAGCGAACATGTGCCGCCTCCGGTCCCGGTTGACGACATCGTGGATTCTGCTGAGTTTATGCACAAGACGCAGGGATATGTGGATGTTTCTCTGCTCGCTCAGATGACTTCGGCTAATGAGGGAGATGTGAAGCGAGTGCTCAGAGAGAATGGATACGTAACCACACATTTTCAGGGTCGTATGGTGAAGGGGTAGGAAGGTGGAGAGTGCAGGCCAGTACTCGGCTCCTCCGGCGAAAGAGAAGAAGACCAAGACGGTCGCCGCTCTTCGATTGATCGTCGCGATTCGGGATCTCGCTGAATCGCAGGGTCCTAAAGCTCTCGCCGAGTTTGAGGAGTACTGGATCAATTCTCCGGAGTGGAATCACGTGTGGAGTCAGATTCTGCAGGCCTACGAACGCAACCGGATCAGTGATTCTCCTCGTATGGAGGGGTCGAGCTTGGTGGAGGAGTTGATTGGATGAACAGGATGAAGACGAGAGGATCGATTAAGTATCGTGGGGTGACCAAGGTGCGGGACAAGTTTCAGATGACTTACCCGGGCCCGGATGGAAAGTATCGCTATGGTGGGCTGTATAAGTCTGCCGAGAAGGCGGCCCGTGCCCATGATGAACGGGTGGTGGAACTGCACGGTGCGGGTGCCATGACGAACGAAAGTCTCGGTCTGTTTGAGGGTGATCGGGCCAGAAACCCATACGTCATTGAGGCTGGGATTGCATACCTCGATCTGCCTGATGGACAGGTCATGCTCGTCGATGCCGAGGACTACCCGAAGATCAGTGGCTACTACTGGTATACCATGGGTCGTCTTATCGTTGCGTGGAACGGAACGCGGCACGTGAACATGGCACGTCTGCTGGCGGGTGCTGGTGAGGGAGAGATCGTGGTGCACATAGATGGTGATCGGTACAACAACCGTCGGGAGAATCTGTGGGTTACTACCCGTTCAGAGTTGAATCGTGATCCCGATCTTGCGTGGTGGAACTCCTGATTCTCTATAATCAGATATAAACAGTTTGACAGGGGAGGTTGTTCAGTGTATAATGAATGTAGAAAGAGGGAAGGGAGAGAGTCCCAAACCTCGAGGGTCTTTAACAGAGTAGCCGGATCGGAGGGGATGCTCGCAGGGGCGAGCGGTCGAGGCCATCAAGTTCCCCGGATGAACGGTGTATAGAGAAGAGGCACACCACCTCCAATTCCGGGGGTGCTCGAGACGAGCACCTCCACCCGGGGGCCGACGCGGTCGACACCCGGGCGGGGGATAACCCCGGAAACCAAACACTTGGAGGTGTGTCATGAACGTAAATCTGATCGACGACTTCGAGGGTGCCAAGGCACCGCTCTACCATCGTTATCCGAGAGAGGTCAATCCCCAACCAGCCTATATGTACTTCAATCCGGAAACCGGCGACGTTGGGTTTGAGTACTCACAGGAGGTTGGAAGTCCCGCAGCTATGCCGATGGTTGTGTGGAACAGTCTGATTCTCAGATGGGAAGTGCCGAATAATCTCTCGCCGAGGGGTATTCGAGAGCTTTTCGACGAGATGAAGGATGACCTATCGGTGATCGGAGACGGGTTCTCCGATGGCTACGATGATCGGATGAATCGAGTGGGCGTCTACTCGAAAGAGGCCAAGGATGCCATGCAGGCAATCAATGAGCGTCTATGGAATCTGTTTCCAGAAGATTATGATCGCACGGATGTATGGGATGCGGCCGATTGGATATCGGCGGCATTCTACGATGTGGTTCGTGAATACAGGGAAGCAGAGGACAAGAAGGTCTATCTCGATAATTTGGTCAAAGAGGCCGAAAGCAATGGCGTTGTATTAGAGGGGATTGACAGGGTACGAGAGATACTCGATGAGTACGTCGAGTAGAGCCGAAACCGGGCTGCGGCCCGGTCGTCGGGGAATGACGATCCCGACCTGATGAGGTACGTCAGACATATTACTGAGGAGGGCGCTTATGGTCAACAAACAGGAAACACGGAACGTGTTTCTGAATCCTCACGCCGAGGGGGCGCAGGAAGAGGCGGTATTCCTGCATACCTGTGAGTGTGAGGAATGCGGAACCGAGGCAGGGACTCGTGAAACCAGATTCGCAAATGGGGAGTGCGTGGAGGAGCACTACCCCTGCGCATGTGGGAAGGAGCAAATGGGATGAACGATAGCCGAAACGTCCCTACGGGGGCGTCGGCGGGAGTTGGCCGACCCGTCCTGATGAGGCAGGCCGAGAGGAGTCAGCGGGGCTCCGAATAAACACTTGGAGGTGTGCTATGATATTGGAAACAATTCACTATCGAGGTTATGCTATCGTGGTTGAGCTGGACGAAGACCCGCCCAATCCTCGTGAGAATGCCGACCCGCTGGGTGAGATCATCTACCGTTCACACCGGTACGTGCTCGGGGATGTCGACGTCCGTGAGAAGTACGGGTCGGTGGAGGCATTCGAGGAGAGGCTCGGTGAGGTGAACGCGCTGGCTGTTCGGGTGTTTGCCTACATTCACAGGGATGTCGTACTCGAGGCCGCAGATGGAAATCCATTCTATGGACGGGTGCCACAGGGTCACGCGGAGTTCGATTCTGGTCAATCTGGGGTCGTGTGGGTGAGCAGCGATCGTATCTCTGAGACCTATGGCGAGGATACGCCTGAGACCCGGCGCAAGGCCCGCGAGGTGCTGGTGTCCGAGGTAAGAGAGTTTTCCAGCTACCTCAATGGTGAGTGCTATATCGTCTCGATCTTCCTCTCAGGAGATGAGGTCTGCCGACTCGGTACCGTCTTTGGCTCTGAGCAGCGTGCGCAGGCTATCGAGGAAGCACGAAGGATTGTCGATGAAGATCGAATGCGTCGGATGGAGAAGACCTTCGATATTCCGATGTATCAGGATCGATGATTTCACGCTCACGTGGGGCACCCTGCGGGGTGCCTTGCGGGACTCGTGAAGTTCCGGGAGGTGTGTATGAAGCAATTGAAGATCGGTGCAGTCAATCACGATAACCGGTCGAAACTGTGGTGCGGGCCCGCCGTCATCAGTTCGGTGACAGGGGTCGGTACGATGGCCATAACCGAGGAGCTGCGGAAAGCCCGCAGGCGACGACTCGGTGATCGGCGACATCGGATTGCCGGGGTGACAAACCGTGAGTTGGTGGATTTACTGCTGGTGCATGGGGTCGTTCCCGAGGTATTCTCCGATTACGTGATCGACCCACGACCGCCGACGCTGGCGCAGTGGCTTCGGATTACTCCGGAGCAGGAGCGGCGAGACCCGATCCTGATACGCTTGACTGGCCACTTCATCGTGGTGCAGGGGCGCAGGTTCGTGGACAACTCGTACCCAGTGCCAACGTGGTTAAAGGATGCGCCCCGCAGGGCACGTGTGCTGTCTGCGTGGCGTCTCGTCCCGATCAGTCGCTTTGCGACTGTGGAAGACTTTCGGAGGTCATATGCCCCAACGAATGAGCGAGTACCGGGTATGGTACCGCAAGCCGCCGGAGCACGGGCGGATGTTTGAAGAGGACGAGAACATGTCCCAGAAAACCCTCCTCGAGACCCACGTCGTGGTGACCAAGGACAAGTTCGCCGGTCTGGAGGACGCGTTCTTCCGGATGCAGGCTGAGGTCTGGAGTCCCAACGGAGAGGCCCGGGGGTGGATCGAACACCTCGGGGTTGGGCATACCTCGATGTCGGTCGGGGATGTGCTCGAGAACTGTGAGACCGGGGAGTACTTTCAGTGCGCCTCGGTCGGATGGAGCCAGGTGCCGGTGGGGGAATAACCCCACCGGCCCCACAGGCCGCGTGCTCTATAATCAGATATAAACAGTTTGACAGGGGAGGTTGTTCAGATTATAATAGAGGTAGATCAAGGGGAGAGGGAGAGACCAAACCCCACGGTCTTTGACAGAGTAGCCGGGGGTTCCTGAAACGGAGCCTTCGCCGAGGGGATGCCCGCTGGGGCGGGCGGCCACGAGCTATCAAGTTCCCCGCAGGCCCGGTGCACAGAGACGGACACACCACCTCCATCGAGGCGCATGAGCTATCGTGCTCCTCGATGGGGGAAACCCCAAGCCAACACTTTGGAGGTGTGCATATGTTCTTGACCATCCGTGACGACAAACTGATCCTCGATGAGGGTGAGATTGGATCGCCCATGGAATCCGAGATCAAGAGCTGGGAGCAACTGCAGGCGGCAGTTCGCGGGGCCGAGCTGTGGAAATCATCGGCGATTGACTTCGCCGAGGATTACACCGCTAACCCGGTGATTCTTGATATCTGCAGGCGGCTGCGCGGGGACGCGTCTCGCATGGATATCTGTTTCGTTCACCGTGAGACGAAGCGGACGTTCTGGGCGCAAAGCGGTGCACCCAATATGTGGGCCTACGAGCGGGGCGCAACGCACTCTCTCGAGGTCAACAATCGGGTGGGCTATGGTCCGTGGCGACCGGCCATCATCAAGAAGACGGTAGCCTACATTGGCGTCGACGAAGATGCCGATGGCAACATCGTCTGGGAGAAATGGCCGATCCGGCGCAAGCTCCCGTAACGGACGCTCTACGGCGGGGTTCTGCGGAGCCCCGACGCGGATCGTTCGATCCGAAGTACAACACTTGGAGGTGTGACTATGGGTAATCTGATCGGTATTGAGACCATGACCCAAGAGCAGGAGTTTGAGGAACTTAATCGGGCCTATCGTGAACTTGAGCACGAGAGGCTCCACCCGCGACAGTTGGATTTCCCCCGTGAGTGCTATCTCTACACGGTGGATTTCGGTCAGGCCTTCATCACCGCGAAGCGGGTTGATTACGGCGCGGGTTGGGCCCGGCTATTTGAGGTCAGTGGCGGGAACGATGCCAAACCGATGGTTACCTCATCGGAAGAGCAGGCGTACCGCTGGGCAGACTACCGGAACCGGTTCTCCGCACGTGAGATGTATCGCGTGATGGAGGAGAACGAAGACTGGTAGCCGATCTACGGGGTGGCCCTACGGGGCCACCACGCGGGTGTAAGCCCGAAACCCAATTTGGAGGTGTGAGCTATGAGTACACGTGCACAGATCGCAGTCAGGGATGGGTCGTCGACCCAGCTTCTGTATCAGCACTCCGACGGATATCCAGAGGGGGTGCTGCCGACCCTGAAGCAGTACATCCAAGGCGTTCGTGATGGTGGGATTCGAGACAATGTTTCTCAGTCCGTCGGATGGCTGATCGTCTGGGGTCACAAGGAGCTATACGCCGATCTCGGTGAACTCGGTGAGAAGCAGTCCATCATGGACTGGAAGGCCTCGTACATTGAGCCCTCGCCCGAGGGTCTGCACGGGGACATCGAGTACCTGTACGTCGTCGACCTCGTGACGAGGACGGTGATGTACACCGAGAAGATTGATGAGATACTCGACCTTCAGTACCGGCTGTTCGGCCATCCCGCCGATCCCGGTATTCTCATCCCGGTGTTGCTCGAGCTGCCGTCGCTCTGGAAGCCCTCCGGCATCTAAGCCGGGTCTGCGCGGGGTGTCCTATGGGGCACCTTGCGGAGCCGTATGGTTCCAAACTCACACTTTGGAGGTGTATTATGCCAGCGTATTTCGACCAAGGATTTTCGGTCAGGGAGCCTGCGTGGCACGGACTCGCGGTTGTTCTGGATGACTATCCGGGACGCGAGGAGGCGATGCGCCTTGCCGGTCACAACTGGCGGGTACTCGAGCAGCCGGTGTTCACCGCACCGATGAGCGAGGGCATCGACGGTTACAAGGCACTCGTCCGGGAGGACACAAAGAAGGTGCTCTCCGTCGTCAACGACAGTTACAGGGTCATTCAGAATGAAACGCTCTGGGATATCATCGATGCGATCATGGAACAGGAGCGGGTCAAGTATGAGACGGCCGGTGTACTGCGAGACGGCAGCGTGACGTGGGTCATGGCCAGACTCAATGAGCCATCGCAGGTGCCGGGGGATGATTCGGCAATCTATCCGTACATCCTCGTGAGCAACTCCCACGACGGGACGGCCGCTGCCCGGGCCCACGCAGTCAGCGTCCGCGTTGTCTGCTGGAACACGTTCACGGCAGCCGAGGCCCAGTCCAAGTCGAGCGGCCTCCGCTACACCTTTCGTCATACACGGAATGTGATGGAGCGGATCGAAGAGGCCAAGCAGGCTCTGGCGGTGACGCGTCACGAACATGAGGAGTTCATGCAACTCGCCCGTGATCTCGCCGAGATCAAGGTCAACTCCGACGACGTGAAGGTCTTCCTTGAGAGGTTCTTTCCGATGCCGCCGGAGGACGTGACCTCCGAGCGCCACAAGCGCAACATCTTGGATGCCCGCCGACAGGTGGATGACATCCTCGGTGGGGAGACCATCCCCAAGGCGCACAAGCGCACCGCGTATGGCCTGTGGCAGGCGGGGATCGAGTACCTCGATCACTATCGTCGGGCGAACACTCCCGAGACCTACTTCAAGCGGGGTGTCTTCGACAGTACCGCTACGAAGAAGAGGCTTGCCAAGGTCGCCGCTGAGGTGGCTGGCTAACGTCACCCGGGTTCCCGGCTTTGGCCGGGGGCCCGCACCGATCTCCTGCGGGGGCTCGATGCGGGCCGTTGGCTCGAGACAGACACGCAGGAGGTGTGTATGAGCGGTGAAGTGAAAGAGAGAATGGGTGCGTACTTCTCGGTGTTCAACGGGCACGTGAACAACGCGCATGTGCGGGCACTACAGGAGATGGATCGCTCCATGCCCAAGTGGGCCGAAGAGGTGCGGACGATTGACAACGAAGAGAACGGGATCATGGCCATCTTCAACCATGAGCCGAAGCCGTCGACGGCGGCGTACGTGGCGCTGGTCACCTATCTCGTCAATGAGGATCGCGTCGATCCAGAGGAGAAGTAGCTGGCACCCTGCGGGGTGCCTTTCAGACGACAGCCTACGGGGTGGCCTTACGGGGCCACCACGCGGACTGTGTGTCCGATAGAATCCACTACACTTTTGGAGGTGTGAGGTATGACCTATCAAGGCAAAAAGGTAGTCGAGGTACTCGACGCGCACGAGGGTCTCAATCTGATTGCGATCAAGGTTGAGGGCACGCGCCGTGGTCTGCTGGTGCAGGGAACCGAGATCGACTTCGATGAACCCGCCGAGTCGGATGACCTTCAGGCGGCAATCCGAGAGGCCAAGAGCAACTACGACCCGGACAACCCGGGGTGGTTCATCTTCAAAATGGTCGACCCGGAGGACGAGGAGTACGAGGATGATGAGGACGAGGAGATCGATCCCCTCGCAGACTGGTACCTCCTGACCCCGAATCAGGCGCTGTTCGTGAATGACGCGCTGGATGAGGGACGCCGGGTGAGGCCGTACTCCGGGCGGGGTATGTTTGGAAAGCGGTGCCCGGCCATCGAAGTCGAAGACCTGACTGAGTTCAAGTCGAGGTCGGAGTTCACCTACGACAGCATGGGGCTCGATTACGTGCTCTATGCACCTCACTAATGGGGAGAGATATGAGTACCAAGAAAGACATGAGCGACGATCAGGTCGCACGGCTACAGCACATGATCCGCGAGCTGCGCGATGAGGTGAACGTCATGTCGGTCGACACCGACGACGTGGCAATGGAACTGGTCAAGGAGATCACCTACCAGCACCGCACGTTGCAGCAGAGCCTTGTCACGGTGTTCGCCGAGGTGCTCAATGCCTACGGACGGATGGCGGCAAGTGACGGCCGCAATGAGGCGGCCGTGCAGTTGGCCAAGGATGTGGGCAACATCCTCGACGAAAAGGGGTGGCTGAACTATAAGGGAAGCGTTTCGCTCCCCTTCGTCTAAGGTTCAGCGCTACGTGGGGCATCCTACGGGGTGCCTTGCGGAGCGGTATGCTCCGAAACAATTTCTCCGAGTGGGGGTGTGTTATGAAGAAGTGGATGCTGGCAATGCTGGTGATGGTTCTGGTCATTGGGTCGGTTTCGGCTGAGTGGCGGGACTACGAGTGGGGTATGCGTCCCACAGAAATCCGGGTAAGTGAAGACCTGACGTACATGTACGGGGAAGAGGGGAGTTCGGGATCTGTGCAGGTTTATGTTACCACGGTTATGGATCAGCCGACGCTCGCGTCGTTTTTCTTTGAATCGGACGGACTGAAGTCGATTCTATTGCAGATTGATGGGGACATATTTGAAACGGCGGTGGATATCTATCGTGGAAGATATGGGCCCCCGTCTGTTACCGATCCTGATTTCCGTGCATGGGATACTGGTTCCTTGTATCTCAGTGTGGAGCTGAGTTTTGGGGAGACGGAGATCATGTATATCGAATCAGCGTTTGCAGAGCGAGTACGTGAGCAACAGAATCGACAGGCTGAAGACGAGCTGTAGTCGGCGTTGCGTGGGGTCTCTACCGGGGGCCCTGCGGAGCGGTCTGCTCCAAACCACTCACAGGAGGGGTGTTATGATTGGCGATCTTGTGGTTGTGCTGTTGGCGATCGGGCTGGCATCTTTCATGTTGGCCGCAGCCGATCTGATAGATCAGGGGCTGCACTGGACACGGCGAGAGATTCGTGCACGCTGGGGTTCACATTTTTGGGACTCTGGCCGAAAGTAGAAGTAGGGGGCGGTATCCGAGCCCCGTATTGACCTTCTGCGTGGGGCCTCCACCGAATAGTGAGGGGAACAACTTCGCGCAGTGACCCCGGTTCGGATCGGGTGGTCTGCGGGGTGGGTTCCAACGGGAAGTTTGAGAAACCGTCGGAGCCCCCCGCCCCTTTTCTTTGAGGGGGTACGAGTGGATGTTAGGAGGAGGAAAGTATGAAGGTCAAAGACAAGGTAGCGGTGATGGTCGACAATCAGGTGGTGTTGGTATCTCGTAAGGTGTGGAAGCAGGCGCAGCGCGTGGCAAACGACCTCGCGAAGCGCGTGGTGCAGATATCGGATGCGTCTTCCCGAGCGGGGGTTCCGGCCGAGGTGGCCGAGGAGCAGCTCTACAAGCACGCCAAGAAGCTGGCGGGGAAACACGGCTTCCGGGTGATGCAGGTGGCGCTGTGGCTATGGCGGAAGATGCTAAAGAACAACCTCGACCAGCACAAGAAGTGGCGCGGGGTTCGCATTATGTATGAGCCGGTGGAGCGCTATTGTATGGATTACTCGATCACTCAGTTCAGGAAGACAGACAGCTACAAGCGGGTGAAAGATGTAGAGGAGAAGGTATGAATCTGGTGTTATTGATCCTTGCCATCGCACTGATATGTTTCGGTGCGGTGTGGCAGAATATGGGGGGTGAATGATCATGTTGTGGGTAGGATTGTGGGTAGGCTTAACGGTGGGAGCGGCTATTGGGTTCATTATAGTCGCACTGCTTACAATGGCTAGTGATGAACATGAGTTCTCTGACCGAGATCGTGGATGACGTACACCACGTTAAAAACGGCTATCAAGGTGTCCCGCTACCAGCATGGCGAAAGCGGGGTGTGCGGTGTGGCGGAATGGTAGACGCAATAGCGACACAAGCGGCTATGGGCAGCGGACCCCGTTGGTTGACTTCGCGCTTGTCAGCAATCTTCCGCGTTCGTTGTAAGCCCCGTTGCAGGTTCGAATCCTGCCACCGCACAACGGCATTATGAGTCCGAGGGCCGTGCCCCGAACGACTCTCGCCGCATTATTAAGGCCGCACGGGGCCTCTCGTCCGGTGGTGGACTCCGAGTCATCGGGCGTTGAACCATTTATTAACAATAGGAGCGTTCCGGAGAGAGGGCGAAGGCTCGTTGAAGTCGCTACGATCCCGGTGCCGTACGAGAAGCGGTTTGGGCTCGTGTCGCTGTGTGCGGCACGGGCCTATATCACACAAGAGGAGGTTGTGATGGCGAAAGAAGCCTTGAAGGCGAAAATTAGTGAGAGGCAGAATCGCACGTGTGCGATCTGCGGTGAGGAGGTGTCAGAGGAGGCGGCTCTCGTTGACACCGATCGTATCAACCCGAAGGCGTCGGCCGGGGAGTACACCGACGAGAACACACGCATCGTACACCCGGTCTGTCACTTCAAGCGCCACGGTATTCACCGCGATCGGGGCGACATGCTGGCATCGCTCAAAGCGGTAATCGACGACCGTGAGCAAATCCGCAAGTTGGCACTGCGAACCAACAATCAGCTTCTCGCCTACAAGCGGCGCGTCGACCACCTGAACGAGATCACGAAGGCGTGGTTGGAGGCAGAGCAAGAGAAACTTGACCGAGAGCTGAAAGGCCGCGACGCCTTGCTCCTTGGACAGGTGAAGGCAATCGCCGAAACGGAAACCGTAGAGGGGCGTGTTGCCACCTCGGCACTCGGTGTGAAGGGAATAGGTCATGTGACAATTGCATACTGTCTCGCCTACATCGACATCGAGAAGGATCGCCATGCGTCGAGTTTGTGGGCCTACGTCGGCCTCGACAAGCCGAGTTATGCACGGTACGAGAAGGGAACTGTAAGCGGGGGAAACAAGTCGTTGCGGACGATGTTGTACACGATGGCGGACAGTCAGATGAAAACTCGAGGTGCGTACCGTCTCGTCTACGACAACACGAAGCACCGGCTTGCACACTCTGAGAAGGTGACGAAAACTCGCAACACCAAAGGCCAGCTCGTCGAGTGCATGTGGAAAGACACCAAGCCGGGCCACCGTCATGGGGCGGCGCTGCGAGCGGTGATGAAGCACTTCTTGGCCGATCTTTGGATGGTGTGGAGGACGACGGCTGGACTCGAAACGTCCCCGCTGTATCCCGAGGCTATGCTCGGCGGTGCACATCGGACGATTCAGCCCGAAGAGCGCGGCTGGGTGTATTAGCGGAGCCACGCACCGGGAGAAACCTATAATACGTGAGCGAGCCAAAGTATTTGAGAAAACCATTAAGCCCGAGCGAGTCAACGAACTTGAGAAAACCACGAAAAGTGAACGAGCCATTGTGATAGAGGAAACCATGGCGTTTGAGCGAGCCAATAGAGCGGAGACGCCCACTGCCGATGAGCGAGCCATGTGACGTGAGAAAACCACCTTCCTCGAGCGCGTTCTGCCCTCATGTCACCACGCGTGACATGAGGGCCTCCTCATGTCGCAATATCGAGAAATATGCGACATGAGGAGGTTTGAGATGAAGAAGTATAGACTGGAGATTCCCGAGTACGTGCATCGGCGGGATGCGAACTTAGCTCACCAGTTTCTGTTTCGGTTTAAGGATCGTGGTGAGGGATTGGTTCTGAATGCGGTGTATTCAGATGATGAATCGTATGCACTGTGGGGCCCCTACGGAAAGGTTCCTTGGGATTGGCTGGTACCGGTAGACGGAGATGAGAGTGAGTTCGTGGATGGGGATCGACCCGAGCCAGATCCGTTGAGGGTAACCATTCACTACCACCTCGATGACCCGCAGCAGGAGCGAGCACTGAAGCTGGCTCTCGCGGCACCGGATCTCGCGGGAGCAATTTGGGATATCCGTGAGGAAGTGGTGCGATCATGGTTGAGGAGAGACGTGACGGGGAAGAGCCCTTCGGAGATTGTTGGCGCGATTGCGATGGAAATCTTCGATGTGCTGAATGCCCCACGGGTTGCGGGTGTGATGGAGAACTATCTATGAACCGGCTGACACAGACGGAGCGAATGGAGTGTCCTATATGTGGGGGCACGAGGTGGAACTTCATCGACTCGCAAGGAACCAAGTGGGGGAATGCCGAGTGTGTTGTGTGTGGGATAGTGAGCCCGGAGGTACGCACGGGATATGACCTCAGTGCGGATGCCGAGTGGCACGCCGATGCGATAGGGGAGCTACAGCGGGTGGTTGAGACCTCGCTTCTCGCTCCCATGCGTGAGGCGTGGGGGCGTTACGTGGAGTTCATGGAGTGGAGTTACGGCACGGATTTCGTGTGGACGTGTGAGTACCTTGCGGAGCTGGATCGGATGCTTGGAGATGGGCGACACATATCGCTCGAGGGGGAACGTGATGATTGAGAAAAAGAGCCGTGTTGTGTCCTATCAGATTGATGCACTGTGTGAGGAGTGCGGCGTGGTGATGCGTCGTGAATTGGGCCCGGGTAACACTTCGATGTGGCCGGGAATGTATGTATGTCCGGAATGTGGCACTCAGGTTCAGTCAATGACGGATTATCCTCATATCGTATTTGAGTTGGAAGGAGGTGAGGATGCCGACAAGTGAAGAAATAAGAGCGGCGATGGAGTTTGAACAGGTTTTCGGGACGGGGCTGCCGGAACATAGGGTTGCGTCCAGCACGGCCCATATTCGGACCCTCACCGCTTGTGTGTGGGAGTTGTACGAGGCGCTGGATGCAGGTTATACGGCAACGCGAGCAGCCTATAACATAGCACCCGATTTCTATTCGTATGAACACACTCTGGTTGAAACGGTGCGAGACCGCTACCGCGCCGTGCTGGAAAGGGGGCAAACACATGAGTAATCCGATACAGGGTAGTGACGAGATTCGGGCGGCTATGGAATATACTCCTCGGATGGACACGGATGCAGATGAAGATTTTGCCGCTATGGAATTGAGCCGAGACACCCTCGCTGCTTGCGTGCGGGAGCTGTACGAGCTGTTGGGTGAGGCAATTGTTCATTATGAAACCGAACAAACTCGCTTAAAGATGATTGCAGCTTACAACCGTTACCGCGCTGCACTAGAACGAACCGTGAAAGAAGAACAAGCGCGTCGCGCTGGAAGGGGGCAAACATGCCAACGACTGATGAAATCCGGGCAATATTAACGGAACATGCCAAATGGCTGCGAGGTGAAGGCGGTGAGCGCGCGAATCTCCGTGACGCGAATCTTCGTCATGCGACCCTCAGTGGCGCGAATCTCCGTGACGCGAATCTTCGTCATGCGACCCTCAGTGGCGCGGACCTCAGTTACGTGGACCTCAGTGACGCGAACCTCAGTTACGCGGACCTCCGTCACTCGTACCTCAGTGGCGTGTCCCTCAGTGGCGCGAACCTCCGTCATGCGTACCTCCGTGACGCGTATCTCAGTGACGCGAACCTCCGTGGCGCGTACCTCCATCACGCGGACCTCCGTCACGTGTACCTCAGTGGCGCGACCCTCAGTGACGCGACCCTCAGTTACGCGTGCCTCCGTCATGCGGACCTCCGTGATGTGGACCTCAGTGGCGCGGACCTCAGTGACGCGGACCTCCGTCACGCGAATCTTCGTCACGCGAATCCCCGTCACGCGTACCTCCATCACGCGGACCTCCGTGGCGCGAAATTGCCACATTATCAGCTGCCGCGCGGTGATC